ATGAGCCGAATTGCTCTCAGTTCTCTGGAACGGGCGCAGCGGGAAATCCTGCCGCTCGATTTAGCGCTGTACCACGCCGCTCGCGAATACCCGGGCGGCGCTGCGGCCATCGCCGCGACTACGGGCCGCAACCCGACGACGCTGCAGCACAAACTGTCGCCGACCCATCCCAGCCACTCGATCAACATTCAGGAATTCGGCGAGATCCTCGAACTGACCAAGGATCGCCGCATTCTTGATGCGGTGCACGCGCTGGTCGGTGACACGGTCTGGCAGGAGCTGGCCGACACCTACACCAACGACATGCCCGAGACCCTGACCACGGGGATCGCTGAATACTTCCGCCAGGTCGCGGATCTGGCCGAGACCTGGGCCAAGAGCATCGGCGACGGTGTGGTGACTGATCAGGAACTGGCGGCGATTCGCCTGCAGGTGTTCCGGGGTATTCAAGGTCTGCTGGGTTTGTTCAACCGCGCCACCTACGTCAATCAGACGACGCGGGGTGCCGACCGTGGCTGACATCGCCGATTTCGCCAACGACCTGGTGCAGGAACGCATCGATCAGGCCATGGCCGCGCGCAGCGCTGCCAAGGCCGAAAGCGCTGCCCATTCCTTGCTGTTCTGTGAGGCCTGCGACGACCCGATCCCGGAAGCACGCCGCCTGGCCCAGCCGGGTTGCTCGCAGTGCATCAGCTGTCAGTCCCTCTCTGAGCGGGGGATTCAGCATGCTCGATGAAGTATTGGGGCAATTCGCCGATTACGGTCTGGAGCCGGCGCAACCGCTGGTGTTCGGTAAGCTGACCCGCTGCAAGACAGCGCAAGACAAGGGCAAGGAAAAGAACGGCTGGTACGTGGTCCACGAGCAGCGCACGGAGAAGGGCGACACACTGATCTTCGGTGCTTTCGGTGACTGGCGTTCGGGTGAGACGCAGAAGATCAAGGTTAAGGCCGGTCGCATGTCACCGGAAGAGCGTGAAGTGATGCGCGTCCGCCAGGAGGAAGCCAAGCGCCGCGCCGCCGAAATCGCGAATAACGCTGCGCGGCGGGCCGCGAAAAGGGCGCAGGGTTTGTTCGAGCGGATGCCGACCACCGGGCGCAGCGATTACCTGGACCGCAAACAGATCGTTGGCATCAACGTGCGTTACGCGCCGCGCACCGGCGCCGTGCTGGTCCCAATGAAGAACGCCCGTGATCAGATCATGGGCCTGCAGGTGATCTTCCCGAACAAGCAGGAAGGCACCGGCCGCGACAAATCCTACTGGCCCTACGGCATGGCGAAGGAGGGCACTTTCCACCTGCTCGGTCCGCACCCGGTACCGGGCGAACCGGTGCTGGTCTGTGAGGGTTACGCCACCGGCGCCAGCCTGCACATGGCGACGTCGCTTGCCGTGGCCGTGGCCTTCGATGCGGGCAACCTGCTGGCTGTGTGCAAGGTCATGCGCGAACGCTTTGCCGGCTGCCCACTGATCATCTGTCGCGATGACGACTGGAAGACCACCAAGCCTAATGGCGATGCGTGGAATCCGGGTGAAGAGAAGGCGAGCAACGCCGCGCTGATCGTCGGTGCCCAAGTCGTTGCGCCGATCTTCGCGGTCGAGCGCCACGACAAATGGACTGACTTCAACGACCTGCACGTTGCTGAAGGTTTGGACGCGGTTCGCCGACAAGTGCTCGCAGTGGTTCGTCCACCGGCGGCTGGTGGCTGGAAAGATCAACTGGCCCGCAGTGAAAGCGGCGCCTTGATCGCACACATGCAGAACGTCGAACTGATCCTGGCTCACGACGAACGCTGGGCCGGGGTGATCAGCTACTGCGCGTTCAGCTCGAAGATCGTCAAGCTGCGTGCAGCGCCCTATGGAGGCGGCACCGGCGAGTGGGCGGACATCGATGACGTGCGCGTGATGAAGTGGCTCGCACAGCAGTACAACCTGCGCGTGAAGTCCTCGCACGTGATCGAGGCCGTCAGCGTCGTGGCCCACGACCACGCGTTTCACCCGGTGCGCGAATACCTGAAAAAACTCGAATGGGACCGCGTGCCGCGCCTGGACCGGTGGCTGACCGACGTCATGGGTGTGAAGGAAACCGACTACACCTCCAAGGTCGGCAAGCGCTGGCTGCTCTCGGCCGTGGCACGGGTGATGAGGCCCGGCTGCAAGGCGGACTCGGTGATGATCCTCGAAGGTGTACAGGGCGCCGGTAAGTCGACCGCCATGAGCGTGCTCGGCGGTGACTGGTTCATGGACACGCCGTTTTCCCTCGGCGACAAGGACGGCTTTCAGGCGATTCGCGGCAAGTGGATCGTCGAGCTCGGCGAGCTGGACAGCTTCAACAAGGCCGAGAGTACCAAGGCCAAACAGTTCTTCTCCGCCTCCACCGACACCTACCGCGAGAGCTATGGCCGCAGAACCCTGGACGTACCACGCCAGTGTGTTTTCGTCGGCACCACCAACCAGGACGAATACCTTAAGGATGCCACCGGCAACCGCCGTTATTGGCCGGTGGCCTGTACCAAGGTCGACGTGCCGTTGCTGCGCGAGATCCGCGATCAGCTGTGGGCCGAAGCGGTGTTCTGCTTTGAGGCCGGCGACCTCTGGTGGGTGACGCGAGAGGAAGCGCCGATGTTCAGCGAGGAGCAGGACGAACGCTTTGTGGTGGACGAATGGGAAACGCCGATCCTGACCTGGCTCGAAGAGTCGCAGATCGGCGAGACGACCACCGGCAGCGAGGTGATGAATCAGGCGCTCAAGCTCGACCCAGGGCATTGGGGCAAACCGGAGCAGATGCGCGTCGGCGCGATCCTGCACCGGCTCGGCTGGCGACGCTTCCGTCTCGGCGCGTTGAACAAGAGCGGCCAGCGGCCTTGGGCGTACAAGAAACCCGAGCACTGGGGCAGGGCGCCTGCACTTCAGAAGGAAGAATTCGAGGAGCCGTGCTTCGATGATTAAAGCAATCGACATGGCCCTTAAACAATGGGCGCAGGAGCTGCACAGCGACGAGGTGGCTGCCGGTTACTCGGGCGGCAACATGGTTGCGATGATGATGGAAAGCGGCGGTCAACTGGTGCGCGGACGACGCGGGAGCCGAGTGCCGCTCGAGGCGTCTCTGGACATTGAGCGCATCGTCAAGAAACGCCTCGACCCCGAGCTGATGAGCGTGGTCAAGGTACATTACTTCCAGCCCGATGCGCCCTTGGCCGCACGTCTGACGCGCAGTGGCTGCACACGCAACGTCTACTACCAGCGCCTGCATGACGCCCACATCGTGGTCGAGCACTTCCTCCTGGGGGAAGCCGCTTGATCGTGGGCACCCCTCTGGCTTACGCCGTCCCACCGACCCGCGTCCGTCCTACTGCTTTTGCAGTCATGGGACGGGCGCAGGCCGCGTCGTTGTTGGGCTGTCCCGCCGTCCCACCTATTTTGCCTCCCGCCCGTGTGTGCGTAGCGGGCACAGGTACGCGCGTTCACGCGCACGCGTGTTTTTAAATTTCTCTCTATACACGAGAAAAGAGAAAGAAAAGTAGGACGGTGGGGCAAAGCCCCACACTGCGGGGCGTTCAGACGTCCCACCTTGTTTTTAAGAGGTGGGACACATGGGACGCCACCGAAACACCAGAAGCAAAAGCCAGCCGGGTGAAGATATTCACCGACATTCGCCAGCCGTTCGCCGGACGTAAGCCACGCATTCACCGGATGGCATTAAACCGGTCTTGCTGCCAGCAGAATCGAGCTGTAAAAAGGGGCCATCTTCGATGGGTGCGACCGCCAAGCGCGGCAGGCTACCCACCACCCGACCCGGCCATAGCGCCGGGTCTTTTTGTTTAAGGGGCAGGGCAATGACGAACGAGCAACAGGCACTGGCAGAGATGCCGATCTGGCTGGTGATTGCCTTGTCATTGGTGGGCGGTGTGTCCGGCGAGATGTGGCGCGCTGACAAGGATGGGGCACGAGGCTGGGCGTTACTGCGCCGCCTTGCACTTCGGTCCGGCGCCTGCATCGTCTGCGGCGTGTCAGCGATGATGTTGCTGTTCGGTGCGGGCCTGTCGATCTGGACAGCAGGCGCCCTGGGTTGCCTGACCGCGATGGCCGGTGCTGATGTCGCCATCGGCTTGTACGAGCGCTGGGTCGCCAAGCGGCTGGACCTGAGCGAGGCGGAACCGAAGGCATGAGCCGGGCAGACCGGGTAGGGTGCCGATTTTCACGGGTCCTCCCCGAGGGCCGCCCCCTACACGGGTTAGCGAACTCGCGGAATCTCTCTAGCTGAAACCTTCGCAGGGATGTCCGTCTTTCCAAGGCTGAGGGGGGGCAGGGCATTGCAGCCGGATGCCAGTTCGACCGGCCGGGCCGGGCAGAAAACCGCCGGGGACCCTGGGGACTTTCAAAGGACACGGGGTCGGAAACCCGCGGGAACTTGTTAGTGGGTGGGTTGGAAAGTTAGTTGACCCCAGTTGACGGGTTGACCAGTTGACCGGGCTTGGAAATAGGAGACTTCATGGCATTTTTAACACGTAAGGAATACGGTGAGCTCAAGGGGTGGTCCAAGCAGTACATCAGTAAGTTGATACTCAATAATCGGCTGGTGCTGGATGAGGCGGGACGGATTGACGTCGAGGCTAGCGAACAGAATCTGGAGACGACGCGGGATCCGAGCAAGGCCGGCGTCAGCGCTCGACACCAGCAGGAACGGCTCCAGCGTGACGTCTACAGCCACGTCACTTCAAAATCCGAACCGACTAACACGGCTGCGCCGACGCCCGCTGATTCGGCCCAGGGTCACTCACCGGACTTTCAGAAAGCACGAGCGCATCGCGAGCACTACTTGGCGCGCATGGCGGAGATGGAGTTTCGCAAAGCGCAGGGAGAGCTGGTGGAAGTCAGCTTTGTGCAGAAGGCTGCGTATGAAACGGCGCGATCGCTCAATCAATCGCTGATGAGCCTGTCGCCACAGTTGGCGCCTCAGCTGGCTGCGCTGTCAGACCCATGGGAAGTGGAGCGACAGCTGACCGCTGCGCTGCGCCAACGGCTTAACGAAGCCGCTCAAGTGTCCAGTGACGACTTCGGATTTGCATTGAGTGAATGCTAGAAGTATCTGTGGACCTATCCCGTGACAACGACGTCAAGAAGCTGGCCATCTGGCCGTCTGCTTTCGGCCAAAAGCAGACATCGGAATGCGGGCACTTGTATATTTCTCAAGCCGTAAGAAGGTTGTCCGCCAGTGCTGCGCAGAAACGGGAAGTTACCTTCATGGACCGAAAAAAAAGCAGGCCTGCCACCTCCGACTGGGTAATCCGCAGCGCCCAACCCGGCAGTATCGAGCGAATCGAAGCGCGTTTCGGCAGCCACGGTTATAACCAGCACCGTCACGACACCTATTTCTGA